AAAATTTGATATATATTTAAAAGTATAAAAATAGAGGTGTAAATTTAGATTAAAATGGCAGTAGAACAAAGACATTGTTGTAATAGAAGGTGTATGAAAATGTAAGTGTTATATATGATGAACAAAAAAACATTTATTTTGATAGTGCGTGTTAAGAGTGATTTTGAAAGAATGATAGTAAGCAAAACATATGGAAGTATGCATTAGATATAAAATAATGGTTATAAATGTTAGTTAAGAAATGTATTTGTTTAACTATATAAGTTATCTACATATAAGTTTAGAATGTATACTAAATATTTTGCAATTACTATGTTATTAGAAATTAGAACTACATGGAGGGAATTATGAAATTCAAAGATAATAGCAATTTGATACCTCATCGTAAATATAATATAGAGCAAATTGAAGAATTGTCAATTGTTGATAATATTGTATTTGATGTTAAAGAGCAACAATTTAAATGGATACAACAAACATGTGAGATTATTGGTGAATGGAGATCTATTTTCAGAAGCACTTATATTAGATGGGCACTTTGTATAAATGGATTACATGTCGCTTCAGATAAGTATTCGGATTATAATTGGATTTCAAAAAATAAATTCAATGTAACAACATTAAGAATGGAAAATGGTAGTGTAGAATTAAAAGATTTAGTTGTATGGAATGGAATAGAGGCATCAAATGCTCATAAAAGTACTGTTGGAATGCTAGGAGGATGGGGGATTATAGACTTATATGGGTGCTTAGAAGATTTTATATTTAGCTTATTTACAATATTTATAAATAATCATCCTAATATATTAATGCAAGGCTCAGAATTTAAAGAGTTGAGAAAAATTTATAACAATAGGGATAACGGGGAATCAGAAAAAATACTATGGAATGAAGAATGGGAAAAGAGGTTAGAAAGCTGGCGCAGAAAAAAACTTTACGATGGGCTAGATAAAGTATTTCTTGCATATTGTAACGCCACTGATATAAAAACTCCTAGTCAATATAAAGTTTCAACCTTAGAGACTTGGTCTGAAACAATTAAGGGAATAAGTATTTTGAGAAATTGTTTGATTCATGGATCATTGGTAGTTTCCAAAGAACTTGGTGAATTTTGTGACAAGCCTTATAGGATGACATTCGATTTCAAAGAAGGAGAAACAATAGACGTTAAATTAATACATTTACAAGGAGTAGAATTATTTTTGGATCAATTACTTACTGCT